ATTGAAAACGCTCCCGAGGATGACGAAAACGATGGCGATTGCGATGGCCGAGTAGAGGATGTCCATCACAGCCACTCGAGCAACTCGAGCAGCACACGAACCGCTCCGTCGTGTCTGAGCATTTCTGCTCAAACCTCAACTTCCTGCTTCACAGAGGCCGGTTTCGTCACGATGGTGCTGTAACCAGAGCCTTCCTCTCCACAGGCTGAAACGGCAGAGCTTGCCGCCTTGTTCCTGATGTTCAGCGCCGCATTCAGATCGCGGTCGAGAACATTTCCGCAGTCGCACACCATTATCCGGTCGCTCAGCTTCATGTCGTGGATCGTCCCGCAGACCGAGCAGGTCTTGCTGCTCGGGAAGAAGCGGTCGATCACGACAACCTTTGCGCCGGTCATCACGGACTTGTACTCAAGCTGTCGGCGAAACTCGGCGAAGGCTGCGTCGGCAATACTGCGTGCCAGATGCCGGTTCGCCAGCATTCCGCGGACATTCAAGTCCTCGATGCCGATGGTGTCGAACTCAGTCGCAAGGCGGGTGGTCAGCTTGTGCAACGCATCCACGCGGATATTGGCAATGCGCTGATGCAACTTCGCCAGCTTGGCTTTCGCTTTGGCCCGGTTGCTGCTGCCCTTCTTCTTGCGACTGAGACTACGGGAAAGACGCACCAGCCGCTGATGGGCGGCCCGGTGCGGTTTGAGCGCCGGCACGACTTCGCCGTTGCTCAGTGTTGCAAATTCTTTGATTCCGAGATCGACGCCAACAGTGCCGCGATCCAGCGGACCAGACAGGCAGTCCGTGGTCTCGACAAGCAGCGTGACGTACCAGCCGTCGGCCATGCGGCTCACGGTGGCTGACAACACCTGACCGTCGAACCGCAGTTCCTCACGCATCCTGACGCTGCCAACCTTGGCAAGCTTGACCGACTTGCCCGACACGGCAACCGCGTTTTCGCCTGTCTTCTGGGGGCCGTTGTCGGCACGGAATGAATCACGGACCCCTTTCTTCTTGAAGGCTGGATAGCCGGGCTTGCCGCCCTGCTTCACGCGCCGGAAGAAGTTCTGGAAAGCCGTGCCAAGATTCTTGATGGCCTGCTGGGGGGCGTTCTTCGTCACCTCAAGTGACCAAGGAAACTCGGTCGGCTTGATGGCGTTGTATTGCTTGCGCAGGGACATCTCGGACGGCTTGCCGCCAGCTTCGTATTGCTGCTTCCATTGCGCCAGCGCCCAGTTGTAAGCATGACGCGCGACACCGCAGGCACGAGCGAAATGGACCACTTGTGCATGTGTCGGTTGCAGCTTGATTTTATGGGCGCGAAGCATCTTCAGCGGCAGATTTCATGGCGGCGATCAGTTCGCGGTTCTTCTTGCTGCGGCTACCATACAGACGGGCGCTGAACACGGTGATAATCTCCAACACATCCTTGGCAAGCTCCTCCTCGAATGTGGGTTGCTCGCCTTTGTGAATGATGACGACCTCGATTTGCTGGTGAGCACAAAGGGCGAACACAAGTTCGCTGCCGAATCGCAACAACCTGTCCTTGTGGGTGATGACGAGCCGTTTCATCTGCTTGCGCAGGATCATTTCCAGAAGACGGCGCAGACCGGGCTTGTTGTAGTTCATTCCTGACCCAAGATCGCTGATGATCTCGGAACGCCACCCTTTAGCAGCACAATAGGCTTCGACCATCCCATGTTGGCGCTCAAGATCAGACTTCTGATCGTGACTACTAACCCTCACATACCCGACAGTAGGGGCGCCTGCATCCCCAAGGCCAAGAAGGTCGGCCGCGGCGTAATACCGCGTACCTCCGGCTGTCTTCCGTGCAGGGAGCAACTCGCACGTGGTTTCCCACTTGCGCAACGTGCTGATGCTGCAACCGAGCAGGTTGGCGGCTTCTCCGATTTTCACCAATCTCTTTTCCATTTACGAAGATTACACCATATTTTCTTAGATTGCAAGGTTCAGCAACCAGCCCACATCGCCGTTGCCGCGATGCAGACGGCCGCGAAGATTCGTGACGGCCAGAGGCCGGAGGGGCGGGCGCGTCTCATGCGAGTGCTCCACACAAGATGATTCCGAAGGTGAATGCAACCGACGCGACCTCGGCGATGCGCAGGGCGATGGCTCCGGCGCTCATGCCCACCCCCACACCACCCGCTTGCCGACCGGAAGCGTTGCGGAATATTCGGCGCGCAGACGCGCCAGTTCGCGGCGTGCGACACAACGGGCCACGACGATGCGCTGCCGTGTGAGCGGATCGGCTACGCATTCCAGGCACTCGGCCATGCCGTCGATCTGGATGTCGAGGCTGCTAATCTGCCATTTCAGCCAGGCGCGCTTGATGGTTTTCATGATTCCGCCTCTTCGGATTGCTTGGATGCCGGATCGGTGGCGACAAGCACTTCGTGGTTGATGTCGCACAGGGCGAGCAGTGGGGCTTTCCACT